AGTTAAATACATCGATGCTAAATCTTTGTTAACATCTTCAGTTATAGGTATCCACCCTTCATCACTAACGTCTTCAGGTTGACCATTTCTTATAATTGAAATAGGGCTACCATCTTTACCTGAATTAGACCAATTATTTTTTACTTCACCTGCTACTTTAGATGTATTTCCTAATCTAATACTATTACCAAATCTACCTTCTACAATAACATCTCCTGCAAATGGTAATACTGGATGTATGTTTGATTGTTCTTCAAATGTTCCACCACTAAGACCATTTAAATCTATAGGTGTAACTTGTTGGGTTGTTCTATTTACATTACCAGCTTCAATTTCTGCATATGATTTATTATTTGAAGGTGATGTTGCTCCACTATTATCAGAATATATATCTGGGTATGGATTGCAATTTGGGGCATTCCATAATGAAATAGGGTTTAGATAATAATAAGAAGCCTTAGTTGTTGCTTGTGAAGCGTTAGTATTAGGCAATTTAAATAATAATACTATTTCATTTATTAATGGATAGTTTTTTATGTTTGGAAGTAATGGTTTTGCATAGTTAGTAACTGTATCCCTAGTACTATTATCTTGTTTTGTAGGGGTTCCAATTAATTGAAATTTTATAGTACCAATAGCTCCCCATTCACCTACTTCACTCCACATAGCAGAATTTGAGTTAAGAGAAATATCTACAACCCTAGCGGATTGTATTCTATCTTTTATCTCATCTACACCAGCAGTATCATTCCTACTACTAAAAGAGGTGATCCCACTAAATAGTGAAGTAATCGGATTATTAGCCATTATTCTTCTTTTTTGTCTGGAAAGTCAGCGTTTAATTTATCTAATTCAGCTAGTAATTCATCTTTTTCTGCTTCAGATATACCTAATGAATCTTCATTATTAGAATTATTTACTACACGTTGTATAATTGTAGCCATTTTAATTAATTGCTCATCATTTCTAACGCCAATTTCTAAATATTCTTTAATAAGGGGTACAATTAAAGTTGCGTCACCTATGTCTGATATTAGGGGTTTTAACTCAGAAATTAATCCAGATATTTGTTGTTTTTTTTCTGTTTGGTTGTCATAAATCTCACTTAAAATATCTGAGAATTTTTTCTTACCAAATACTATGTTATCTAATGCTCCCATAATGTTTTTATTATAAATATGGATATAGGATAAGTGTTAAAACTTACACCAACCGTTTTCTAAAAAGAAAACATATTGAGATTTAAATATATCGTGGAGTTTATCTGCTATTTTTGTTATTTTAGGTGTTTTAACATCAACCATCTCACGAATATAGATGTAAAGAGCTTTTTTGTTAAATACCTCTATCGTTTCCCTTTTCCTAAATAGTTCTAAAATGGCATCTGCTATTTGAGCGTCATTTTTCTTAGGAAATAATTCAAATATATTTTCTGTAGTATATTCTAAAAATAATTCTATATATTCGCTTAATTCGTCTTTTTCTTTAGCATAATCTCCTTGCTCATAAGTGTAGGTTGAGTTATCTTTTGTTAAATAATCAACATCTACTTTTTTAATTTTTTTACTATAATTTTTAGTATTATATAAGATTAACCAACGCTTAACAATAGTACCGAAATAAGAATAGGCTTTGGCCCCTCTAGTTGGGTCAAATAAATGAATTTTTGATAACAAAAAGGTTATTATTTCATGTTGTAAGTGCTCTAAATTACTAACCTCTGTATGGTAGAATTTAAATGTATGAATAATATTTTCTGTTAATTTAAAGAAAGGATAATGAATTTCCTTTGCATAAATATCACTACGCATTTTCGGATCTGGAGTGTTATTGTACAACACTATAGCGTTTTCCGTATCTTGAGTAAAATAATTTTTACTCTTTTTTCGTCTTTTTCTTACCATTAGTTGATTTTAAACCTTGATATACCATCTTGTATTACCTTTATTTGATTAAAAAACCAACCAATCTCATCATCACTTTTAAATAATCCTTTTTCGTCTACTTTTTTAAGACGTTCATCCGCAATGTCAATTTGTTTGTTAAATTCTTTTATATATTCATCATACTGCAAAATAATATCTTCTTGTTTTTCAATTTTACGTAATAAATTCCACGTAGTATATGATAAAACAACCGTTAAAATACTTAATATTATTATTGCTATTTCCATAAAATTATAAATTATCTAACATACTCTTTAACCCTGGGCTCGAAATTGTATTAAGTGCTTTGGATTTGGTACTCTTATTTGACGACAATGTATAATTCTTCTTTGGCGTAGCCACGCTATCTTTAGAAAACTTTGGGAGCCATTCAATTTCAAACTCAATACGTGCAGCCATCATATCAGCTTGGTGTAATATAAATGGTAAAGATGTACGAGGTTTAGTTTCTGGCATGAATGATTTTAAATATTTTTCATTAGCAGGATCATATAAACCATCATGTGTCTGAATGGCTAACATTTCATTAAATGTATATTTGATATCATGTGATTGTAGTAAAAATAATCCACGATCTGGAACAGCAGCAAATGCAATCTTCTTGTTGTGCATATATTCTTCCCCTAATTTATCTCGTCTCCATTGATCAGTTTGAGGGATATAAGATTCATTTTCTTCATCACCCATTTTACCTAAATCATGATTAATAGCCGAAAATACTAATTCTTCTTGTGTGAATGTAGTCATATCACAACCAAAACCTTCCCATACAGCAGACATTGATAATGCTGCTTTAACTACTCGGTTAACATGGTCAACATATCCACCTGGAAATGCTGAGTGGTATTCTTTTTTATGTGATGCGGGCATTAAAATAATACGGTCTTCGTATTTTTTATAGAAATTAAGTAATTTCTGTTTACGGTCACCCGTAATATATGTTTCGATGTTGGTATTAAATTCTACCCAATTTGCTTGAATTTGTTCGGCTGTTAGCTTCATAACTTTTATTATTTATTTTAATTATAACGTTTAATCCCTTTATCCCCTGGTGCCTTTGTTTCAATTCCCATTTTTTCCAAAAACCCTGTATCTCCAAGGTAATGGAGCTCTTTTAGATAGGCACGGAATTTTCAATATCTCTTTTAAATGTTTTTATTTTTAATAACTTTGCACATCTTTCATATTGTTCAACATGCGGTTTTTGAAAATATTCTATAGCCTGATCTAATGATTGCATAAATGGTTTTGTTTTAAAATCCATTATAGCTTCTAAATGATTTCTATCCTCTAAATCTATCTTTGATATATAAAACCAAGCTCTATTAAATACAGTATACTCAGAGGCGCGTCTAGCTTCTTCAACATCATAATCAGGTTTTTCAGCTTTTAAAAATTTCTCTAATTTTAAGTGAAAAACATTATGATTAATGATGAGTTTAGTAAACATTCCAATTTTAGTAAATGGTTCTTCTAATAAAGAATTACTCATACTTACTAATTGTTTCCCATCTCCTGGTTCTTCAGGTTGTTCAAACATTGAAAATACTTTATCTTTATCTATCATCTTTTTCCTCCATGGTATGCAACAGCATGACCTTCAGTAATTAATAAATCATTTAGGTTTTGATCACCGAAAAATATATTTCCTAAACATCTTCCGTATTTACCAACACCTTGTGAGTGTAATATAAAAACATTGTTATGCTTTTCAAACATATCCACAACAAAATCTTTAGCAGCTAATCCTCTAGCTTTTTCCTCTAAATCTCTTGTTCTTGATTCTGGTGTGTTAATACCAACTAATCTTATTCTAATGAACTTCCAGGTATCAAACCCTAAATCTACCGTAGCATCAACAGTATCACCGTCAACTACTCTATCTAATTTTGCGTTGTAAATATACATAATCTATTTTGATTATACATATTGTTACTCCAGCTCCTGATCCCTAAGTTTTTGGATATATTGAGCTTTTTGTTTTTGTTTACGTTTAATTTCACTAGGTTTTACGAATTCCTTACGTTTCCTAATTTCCTTAAGCGTACCCACATCCCTAAACTTTCTTTTTAGTTTTTTTAGAGCTTGCTCTATTTTTTGTCCTTTTTTTACTTTAACTATTAGCATCTAATTCTTTTAAATCACCTTCTATCTTAGCTTTTATTGCTTCCAATTTAGCATATTCCTCAACAACATTTTCTTGTTTTGGGTTTGCGGGGTGGAATCTCCAATAATCATCCATTATTGTTGATACTGCTACTAAATCGTTAATTGCTTCGATTTTAGGATCTGGTTTTTGTGTATTTTCACTCATAATCTATTTATTTAAAGTTTTTACCTATTAATTCAATTGTTTCTATCACTTCATCTAAGCCAATTTGAAAAAATTCCCTTTGGTTATTAACGCGATAATTTTTTAAGGCATGGTGTACTTCGCCTTCCAATAGTTCGCCGTTATAACAACGGAAAGCCCATGCTACTTCGTATGGAAGTGGCACACCTGTTGCCGTAGAAATCTGTTTAGCTCGTTCATCTGGTGTCAATTTTGTATATCCTATTTTTAGGAGTCCTGGTAGTGTTTTGTTTTTTAAAACATAAACCCATTGATCACCTTCACCCTTCTTGTTATAAATACCACGTTTCTTAGTAGTATAATAAGTTACTGTTTCCCAACCATCTCCCATTTCTGAGGGAGTTAGTGTGAAATATGAAGCATATTCAACTTCTGTATTACCATAGTTTTCTTTTAATGGTATAAATTCCTGTGCTTGTTCTACTGTTATTCTTTCCATTAGTGTACTATTATTTTAAATTTATTTTCTACTTCAATCCTTTCACCTACATCACTATTAAAAAGTGTTTTGGTAAAAACCTGTAAAGTATCGCCAATCATTTCATTATCTAAATAAAATTGTTGACGAGGATTATAATTATATTTACTGTATGTACCTAATAATGTTTCAGCATATGGACATTCCCAACAAAAATTCTTTTGTATTTGATAACCAGCTATATTAAGAGGTGGCATAATTTGGGCTAAATCGGTTAAAGTATAAGTTTGATCACCAATTGGTATTAAATTATTATAATCTCCATTACTAAACCAACTTAATACTGAATACGTAGGTACTGTAAATTGAATAGTATCAAAGGCTACCCAATAATCTGAATCATATTGTGTTTCTATTAACGGAACCTTATTAATAACATATTCATCTGCTAATTCATCTAATTCACCTCTAATAGTAAAATACTTAGGCCCATAAAATTCAATATGCCAATAACCATTATCATCCTGATATGCATTAGGTTGAACTTGCTCATCTATATAAAATCGAGCATTGCAATCTCCATCCAAACAAGGGTATGGAGCGATTTCCTCCTTGCTACAACTAGCAAGAAGAAAACCTAATCCAAGTGTAAATAATAATAATCTCATTATGCTACTAATTCTAATGCTTTACTAAACATTTTCTTATTCACGTCCTGATCTTGCTTAAAGTTTTTAATAACTCTAGCTTGACGTAATTTTCCTGATGGTGTTTTGTATTCAAAATTACCTTCAATAATATTTTCCTGAATTCTATTAAATACTTCCCAAAGCATATTTCCTTCATCTGCTTTACGTTGAACATTTAAAACGTCTTCAATTGCTTGATTATCGTAAGTATTTTTAGTACCTTCTACTCTAATATCTAGAAATGATTTAGCAAGATTAAACATTTGCTCTTCTTCTAATTCAACAGCTTTCATTTTATTCATTGAATCAACTGTTAAAGGTAATTTCTCAACGATATTCTTAATTAATACCTGTAAATCTTCAAACGTATAACCCATATGACGCATTTTAATATCATCAAATTGAGTATCTGAAATAACTAATCCATTTTCACAAACCATTCTAAACAAACCAGCTGTAAATTGGAAACAATTTTTCCCATCATGAGAATTAGTCATTACGATTTGTGGAAAAACTGTATCTCCATCTTCACCATTAATAACAACATCATTATTTCTAAAAACAACTAAATGCTTCTGAACACCTTGTGTTTTTTGAGTTCTAGCTTTTACTTGCTTAACATCAACAACACCCCAACCTAACAATTCCATATCATCAATAACTTTTTCAGTTGGAATATGTGTATACTTTTCAGTAACATCACTTGAAGGCTTCATTGTAAAAATACTTGGAGCAATTTGATTCATTTCTTCTTTGCTCATAAACTCTACTTTTTGTAAATCTAACATAACTTTTATTTATTTAATTAATTATTTATTTATACCTAAATATACGAAAGGCTGCTTGGGAAGCCAAGCTTCCCGTGCATTACTTTCAATTACTTTTAATTATTTTTTAACTAACAATCCTGGAGAAACTGTATATTCACCACCAATTCTACCATTATCAACATTAATAGCTCTAACTTTAATGTTTTTATTATTAATTTTAATAATTTCAAATTCTTGGCTTGGATCCATTTTCTTGTGGTTGATTGTAACTGTATCTCCTACTTGGAAATCATCCTTACTAGCTTTTACAGCTTTAGGACCTTTAACAGCCATCATTTTACCTCTTAAACCTTGAGAATCAAATCTAATTGTACCTAAACTGATACTTACACCGAATTGATCTTCTAATGATTGAACTGCTTTTTCGAACTCTGATCTGAATTTAATAACTTCTTGCTTTGTCATAATATAACCTTTATTTA